GTGGGTGCGCTCACAAACATACCGTAAAATAACACACAAAAACTTAAAAACCTTTCTTTTGTCTATTATGTCTGTCCGATCGGCAGGTGCGCGTTCGGCGTTCTCGCCGAGCGAGTTTTCAATGGGGGAGACGATGGCGCGAGGTGGGCTGTATATGTCTGCCGGTTCCGCGACCTTCAATAGTGTCACGGCCAAGCTCACACAGCGAGTGCGAGAGGAGGTAGCAGCTGAGCAGAAGCGTCGAGCGGATGCCCAAGGCATGGTCGTTCCGTATGCGGTGGGCGCAGCGGTGCTATCTGAGCTGCAGAAGCGGTACCCGGAGTTTACGTTCCACGGCTTGCCGATATACAATGTCGTGCATGCGCCCCTTGAGGTGGAGCGTATGGCCGCGACTGCGCTGGCTTTCCAGAAGCTCAGCACCTACACGCGCAGCGTGGTGGCGCTGGGCAATGCCGTGCTTCCGGCGGCGCAGTTGCGAATGTCGGGTGTGCACGTAGAGATGGCGCCAAATTACGCGTACGGTGTGCACGCCAATCACACCGCTCAGACGATTTACCATCGTATGGCAGCTCAGGCTAGTAATATACAGCGCGATTTCGGGTTCACGGTGGACGCGATTGCCTACCGCGACTTTCTCAAAGGAAAGGCGTACCAGGTATGCGACGACGGTCGCTGCGGACACAAGGCTGACGCTTTCTTCGCTGACTTGTCAATGTACCCGATGTCGGTGCAGCAGGTTTGCGCGGCGATGGCGTCCGCGGGGAGTTCTATCGGGGAGGTGGTGCTCCCTTACGTGCCCGATATGCTAATCCACACTCACGGTGAGTGGTTCAGCGGCGTGGACTACGAGATTACACGGGATAATGTGTTGTTCAAGTATCCCGAAGGCGTGACCGGTGCCACTCGCTTCCCTCTCGGCGCGTGGGTCGAGTGGCTGCGGTCGGGTGGTGCGTCGGTGGTAACGGGCGACGTCGAGAATCACTATCAGGTGGAGTTGGCCGGTTTGCGCGGCCCGTACTTGTGTGTGTCCGTCACGCGTTTGGACGTCCCGGCTCCACCGGGTGCCCTGGCCTTCCGCACTCACGCACTCGATTTACCCGTGGATCGCGAACGCTACTTTGTTCGCACCTTCCGGCTGAAGAGCCTTCGGCACGACCCAACCAAGCGCGAGTCCTATGAGCAGTATTGCTATATGCCCGACAAGCGGATGGTCGATAAAGTGTTCGCTCACGCGATGTCCTTGTCGAAGGAGGCTTTTAAAGACGGTTCGGTCTTGAAGCGAGTCACGGTTCTCGACGGGCGCATCACCTTTTCCGGAATGTCGGTCACGGTGGACCGACCTGTCGGGATGGAGGAGGTCGCGCAAATGACGCAGGATATCGTGCTGCGCGCATTCGTCGCGAGGTACAATATGGGTAATCTTGGTGCCGATTTGATGCACACGCTTGACGAGGTGAAAGGCTTCGCCAGTGCGAGCATTCCAACCAAGATCGCCTATTTGTCGTGCGCGTTGGCGAAGTGTGCTTGGGATTGGACAGGTGGGGCGCTGCTCAGCGCATTGCGTGGCGTGGTCGCGACGGGTTTCCGGTTTTTAACCGGCCGCGGTCGTCGCGAGGTGCCGGAGTTTTCGCCGGCCCCGACTTTTGTTTTGTTTGAGACGTACACCAGGTGGCTGGCGTCGTCAGTCTATTCACGCGTCCCTGATCACACTGGTGGCAACGTGTTGTTGCCTACCTTGCGGGGGGCCGTCGAGGCCTACCGTGCCGTTAATCGGTACGTGGCTCCGAGGCGTGTAATTTTGCCAGTGGTGATGCCCCCGCACGTCAACGTCGCAGCGTACGGGCTGGACGATGACATAGTCGACACTCGAGTAGAGGGCGAGGTCTCGCAGCAGGGCCGCGATTTCGTGGCGGCGATGTGTGAGCTTAACGGCGTGGCGCAGTCCCCATCGGATCGGTTTGATCTGCCTATCACTTCGGCGGCAGACCCTGGCGAGTTCGACTTCGGTCCTGAGGATTATGTCGAGGATGATGGTTATATTTTTACCATCAATCACGAACACGAGGTGGCTTTTCCCGGCATGGCTTTGCAGCAGTGGGAGGCTGACAACATCAGCATGCATTATGATCCGCAAAATCGCAATTTGGCGGCAAATTACATGCGGTTCCCGGCCGTTGGGCAGAAACCGCCTAAGCAGGTGGAGGTGTATAAGTCTAAAGTTAACACGTTCCGTGTCGAGCGTAAGATGCAAACACTGAGCCAGCTCCTGGTCGCGCTCGATGCACGTAATTTGTCAGCGCCGCAGATTGCCGAGCCTCAGAACATCGACGCTGTTATACACGACACGTGGGAGAACTTTCTTGACACGTGCTGTAAGCCGAATGCCCGCGAGCTCGTTGCCAAGTACCGTGCTGATCGCGTTGGTTTTGAGGCGGAGGCGTTAGCTGAATGGACAAAACAGGCTAATCCAAAGAAGATAGCCACTATGCTTGCGCAGCTGGAGGCCGAGGCGAAGTCCGTCGAGCAGTTCCGAATTGATGACTTCGACGTCATGGTCAAATCGGACGCAAAACCCCCGTTAAGTACCAAGCCGATCAACGAGCAACTTGCTCCGCAGGTTATCGTTTATCATAAGCCAATCTTGTCCGCGGTTTTCAGTTCGATATTCCGCGTGCTTACACGACGGTTCTTGTCTTTGCTTAAACCCGAGTGGTTTGTCAACCTGCTCAAGAACAATGAGAAGGTTCGCCAGCATTTCACCGCTTACTTCCCGTGGGGGGGCAACTTGCCGGAGTTCTTGGAGAACGATTTCAGCAAGTACGACAAGTCGCAGGCAGAGATGTGCGTCCTCATGGAGAAGTTCGTGTGTGATATGCTGGGTTTCGACATCGAAATGATGGCCAACTGGTACAAAGGTCACGAGCGTAGCCGCATCCACAGCGTGCAGCATGCACTCACGCTGTTTATCGATTGGCAGCGTCGCTCGGGAGGTAGCAACACCG